GATACTTCTCTTATATTTCCAGGCATGTTAGAATAACAATAATATTCACTAACATGTTTTGATTTCACCCTCCTGCAAACTTTAAACAACTGATTCTGACTCAGAGAATCTATGTCAATTCCTGAGGAAAAAGATAAATTTTGAAGAAAATTAGCAGCTGATTTCAAACCCTTAAAATTTGGAAGGGACCATCTGAGGTTTTTTTCTGTCATCCATGAAACAAGACAAGCAGGATCAAAGTTAACAGGGCACTCTTCTATGGTCTTTTGTATCTTTAAGTAAATTGGTTTGCAAGTTTTCTTAAAATCTAAAATAGATTCTTTGTTTAAGTCTATCAAGTTTAGATAATTATGCAAAATCTTGGGTTCATTATAAATAAAATCGAAGAGTTTTTGATAAAAATCCACTGATTCCTCTTCTATTTTTACTTCTTTTTTAATCTTTTCTAGAATTGTCTTATAAGGTTCCTTCAACTTGTCATTGTTGACATTCTCTTCAGAATAATTTATTTTCATCAGAATTATAACCTCCATTATGTTTTTGGGTGAAAGTAAACCTATTGAAGTTTTAGTTGTGGAATGTGATCTATGATAAAAAGCTCTTGATATCCTTCTGACTATAGTTTCATCTTGCAATGCTGAAACAAAATTGTTATCCCTTAGTTTGCTTACGAATTGGAGACAATTCAAAGACGTATTATAAAAATTAACGTTTTTTAAAGACCAGCTATTGATCATCTCACTGGGAACTTCATTATCGTTGATCATTTTAGTAAGTTTGCTGTTCTTCCTAACATTGTTTATTGAAATGAAACTATTGAAGAAACCTTCTTGCTCTCCGTCTGAAGGAGTCAAGTTTTCACTTAAAAGTATCAAAAATTTTTTCTCCTCATGACTCAATGTCATCATTAATCTGAACAGATCTGAATCACTACCCATTATCAAGACCATCAAAGGATGAGCGTCTGGGAGACCAAACATTCCATTCGGAAGCTTATACAAATCCTCTGATCTCCTCTGACTGAAGTAAAATCTGTGAATGAGGTTAGATTGGATTTTCATTGCAATGTAAGCTTGAGATAATGTGGCACCATTCAAAATTAACTCTATGCATTTGGAATAAGATTCGTTTATGTCACTACAATACCCTTTATCACTAGGGTGAAAATTGAAAATTCCAATGAATTTTGCCAAAAGAGAAAGTAGTTCATTTCCTATGTAAAGTATAGACAAAAATTCATAGTAAACTTTACCTTTGTTGCTCTTTTTCTTTGAAAGCAAATGATTGGCAGAGTGCATTAAAGTTTCATAATAAAAAGAAGACCTGTACAAGTGCAAATCGTTATCTGTCAATAGCCTACCAGCACTGTCATCTGAGTGGGCTATCATGTGTAATATGGTGTTAGAATCATAATTAATAGTAGACACTCTTCTTACAATGTGTGAAATATACATTTGAGTTGCCACGTGCATCATAGAGCTAAAATAGTTGAATATTCCCATGACCCAGCTGTGTCTTATGTTGACATAATAACCAGATTTTCCCTTATCTTCTTTTAAATAATCCTTGAAGTTTTTAGGGGTGCCCCTATTTTTGTCTAATATGTCAAAAATATATTTCCTAGTATATACTTTCTTATTTTTTAGTAAATGAAAAAAATTGTAACAATGCCTTAAAAAAACTCTGTGGTAAAGAATTCTTGGCTCCGTTAAGGAATAGTATAAATTTTTCTATAATGGATTTAGG